CCTTCCTGCAGATTCCCTTGAACCCCACAGCGCTCGACAGTTTCTTATCCGCCACTGCACACATGATCCCGGTGATGTAATCCAGCACCACAAAAGCCAGAAGCGCATAAAGCAGGCCGTCACAGCCGCCAAGGAAATAACCAAGCCAGCCGCCTACCGCCGCAAAGATTGCCTGAATCACATTCCAAAACTCTTTCATCGCAAATCCCTCCATTTCGTTACAAACTAAAAGGGACAGCCGAAGCCATCCCTCGAAAACAGATTATTCAGTTACCGGAGCTTACACCGTCTGCTCCGTCAGTGTATAAGTGATCTTCATCGTCTTATCCGCATTCTTTACCACCGCCTGACTCAGATTGCAGATGGTAGCCAGATAAGGAGTCAGGATCCATGTGTACCTGTACTGGTTCAAATAAGCTCCGCCCCAGGCAAAGACATATTCCTTATACCGGAAGAACGGTGTGGAAACATTCCCGCATCTCTCCCCGGCAAATGTGGCAATCACGTTATCATTCACATCAATCTCAAAATCATAAGCCACGATAATGTCATTGATGATGGACATGCAGCAATCGCAGCTTCCCGTCTCACCCAGGCACTTCATGGTCGATGTGAACCCCAAGCTGATCAGCGTCACATCCGTACTGTTTGAGATATTGATCTTATATACGCCGGTCTTGTCATAAGAAGGCACATACAGATATCCGTTCCTTACCACAGCGCTTCTGTTCCCGGAAGGATAACTCGAACCTTCCTTGAAGCTTCCCATCGTCATCAGCGTTGCATTGGAAAGCGTCCACTGACCTTCCGTAAATGTATAATCACTCTTCCTGATCTTGATCCACAGTACTGTTGCGCTGCCGGAAGAATTGCCCTGGTTGGCAAATCCATACCAGTACCCATCGCCACCATCCATAAAGATTCCATATGGCGTATAGCTTCCGTAGAAATGAAAAGTGCTGCACTGGAGGACTGTCGTATCCTCCAAAGTAAGCGTACTGTCATCCAGCTTCTCATTCAGACCGATATCAAATACCGGAATCCTGTAACGTTTGATTGTCACAGTGTTGCTTGCATAGCAAAGTGCATACAGCTTCGCATTCTCAAAATCAACCGTCACACAACGATACAGGTCATTGATGAAGCCGTCCCCATCATCCAGGCTGACCTTCTTAATCTGAAGCAGTGTAGAATCCACCGCCACCTCAGATCCATAAGCATTCGCCCCACCATGTTTTGATGTCAGCCCGACAGCTGCGATCGTACCGTTACCCTGCGAAGGCGTAAACTCCCAGACAAACTTAAACCCATCCGACAGCTTCATGCTCTCTGTCAGATTCATGCTCCCGCGCTTTGTGTTCGCCGTAGCATTGACATCATTACTGGCATAAGCCACCGGCAGATTCGTTGACGGCAGATAAAGGTTATCCGCCTGCTCCGTAATGGAACTCGGAAAAAGCAGGATGCCGCCGATCATATTCGGACAAATCGGAAGCAACTCCTGATTCCATGTCAAGGAATCATCATATTGTCCGCCGGCTTTATACATGACACCCATCGGATTTACTCCCAGAATGTCATTGACGGCATTGGTGACCATATTGGTCTCCGATACCGTCTCAATCGTTCCTGTATTCTGGTCTTCCAGCTCAATAACCAGATTTCCTGTATATCTCTTCATCGCAACCTCCTTAAGTGTTACCTCCCGGCACATCCACCGGCATAGCGAATCCGCCTACGCCTGTTCTTCCCGACTTCACATCAGAGTAGAACCGCTTCACAGTCTCCTTGATTTCCCAGACATCACTCTCGGTAAATGCCCTCACCTGAAGCCTGTCAGTCTGAGAACCATTACCGATCCTGAACAGATCTACATACTCTTCAATATCAATCCTGCCATCCCATGCCGCCGAAGCGCCCATGCTCTGGCCGGAAATGGAAGCAATGCACATCCCGGTATCCACCGCAGCCGTGCCGCCCTCGCATCGCATGTAGACATTGAAGATATTCGTGTAGTTTGGCACCACATCCTCGATTGGATAATACAGAAGGATCGTGTGTCTTCCGGAGTGCCAGTTCTCCTGCGGATAATGCACCGGGATCATCTGATTGTTGAACTCAAAGGAAAAAATCACATCCGCATGACCATCCTCCTGCCAGCTCATCGGAAGAGATATTGTTATCGTCTGCTCTTCCGTATTGCCGATCACTACCGGCTCTTCTTCAGGATCATCCGGATCCACCGGCAGATCATCAACAGGGACAGACGGAATCACCACATCCCCGGATGCTGTAACAGACCTTGTCACCGGCTGAGCTGTCACATCCACTATCACCTGCCCGAAGAACTGCGCATGGTTCGCTTCAGTCGTAGCAAACTCGATGGAAATGATCTTCGTATCCACATCCGCCACCGTGAATGCCGATGCATTGGTGAAGGTATGAATCCCGATCTTCCCTGCCTCGATCTGAGCCAGCAGCCCGGAGATGTTCTTATCATTCTTACTCTTTGCCTGGGACAGCTTCGGATTCTTTCCCACGCACTTGATACTCTGCCTGCCTCCGATCTTTATGCTGTTCGATGTAATGCAGGCATACTTCGTAGCGTCCGCTTGTCCACCGCTGAATGACAAAACATCGCCAACATCCAGTGCCGGATTCCCGATGGTATCCGAATCAAACGGAACATAGTTCACCACGGCCAGATCATTCAGGATATTTGTGCAAAGCTGCCGCCTGGTCTCTTCCAGACCGAACTGCAGAAGCGGATTCACGCCCAGGTTCATCGTCAGCCCGTCATCCGGATCTAGCGCATAATACTCCGCAATCTGTGTTCGAAGGTTCGTTGAACTGACCGCCGTATATCTCGTGATAAAATCCGAAAAGCTGGAAGTGAACCTGTGCTTCCTCTCAACTGTCAGCACCGGCGTGTTCCCATACTTCCGAAGCTCCAGCTCCCCGGCTCTGTTGATCACGAAAAAACCGCCAAGCACTTGTCCCACATAGAACAGCACATCGCGGTAAGTCTCAATATCATTATCAGAATAGATGGACAGGTTCTCCGTCCCATTCGGCATTGCCTCAATGGTTGCCCTGTCCTGAGCAAGCGTCACTTCACAGGCAGTTGAACATAGCACCATAAAGTCATAAGCGTTACCGATGGATTCCAGAGAAGTAAAAGCCTTCTCGAACCGCACCATGTAGTCATAGGCTTTGATCTCCAGACACTTCGCTTTCCGGTTCGCCTCCGATACTTCGAAGATTCCCATCGGAATCCGCTCATAAGAGCCGCCTGCCACCTGCAGATGATAGAACAGCTCCACCTTTGCATCTTCCAGCGTATACCGGTTGAGCTCAGAGAAAAGAGAAACCCCCATCTCCGCAGCATACACTGTTCCCAACTCAATCTCCGTGGATCCGCAGCACTGACTGGTAATATATCCGCTGCCCTTGACCATATCATCCTGATCAAACTCATAAACCGTTCCGGCAGTCGTTGTGATCCTGCCGGTCCAATAATATTTTCTTGTATTCGCCTTCACCGCCTCCAGGAAAGCATTGCTGACCGGATACAAATGACCACCTCCCTCCGGACATAATAAAAGGACCGGTTTCCCGATCCCTTTACTCTTTACTCAATCATATCTGATTATTTGAAGAATCCCGGCGACATATAGAAAGCTTCTATCGCTTCTCCAATGTATTTTGCGGATCCATCTCCATAAACAGAATCCACACCTTGTGCCAGTTCTTCATTTTCCTGGTATCCTTTTGCAATATCCATCAAAAGCGGTCTTGCATCTTCAACCTGGTAAAGTTGCTTCGCGACAAAATCATATTCACCGATTAGCTGCCGAACTTCAAATGAATTAACATCTGTACCCTTCATATCAGCAAGCTTTTGTTGAATGCTTCCAATCCTCTTCTGATATGCCGTGAACACTTCTGATTTTGGAGGATTCTTCAAAGATTCCTTTACAGCCTCCTTGCTCCCATACCATTCAACCACTTTTGCATAGTTCTTCTGAACCTTTTCGTCGGAAGCACCCTCTATCATGTGTTTCTCCCATGCCTCAATGCTGCCGTAACGGTCAATGAAGATCTGCTTCTGCGATTCATTCATATTCTGCAGCATATCTGAAAACATAGCTCGAAGTTCCGTTTCATCAAATACGGTAAAGTCCATATCATGATCTCCTTTCAACATATTGTCTATGTTGGCAATAATACGCTCCAGTCTCTGTTTTTTAAGCCAGAGCATTTCACGCTGTTTCGCCAAAACGCTGTTGCGATCAAGATCAGGATTATCCATGATGAGTTTAATATCCGCAAGCGGAAGATCCAGCTCGCGAAATACCAGTATCTGCCCAAGCTTTTCTATAGCTTTATCGTCATAAAGCCTGTATCCTGCTTCCGTTACTTCCGTCGGCTTAAAAAGCCCGATTTCATCATAGTAATGAAGCGTGCGCACTGAGATACCTGTAAGCTCCGATACTTCTTTAACTGTTTTCATTATGATCATCCTCCTGTTTCTTGATGAAGATATCGTAGCCTATCACGGAACGTGAGAGTCAATAGCCTTTTTCATCTTTTTTTATTTTTCGTCAGGGAAGAGCATAATCATAACAGCAAATCAGAACTCTTTCAATGTGAAGCTCACCTCCCACAAGCTCCCATAGCTTGTATCACTGACCAGCTTCACCTGATACCCGTCAATGTACATCTGCGTATCCACGATGTTCATGGTCTCCATGTCCAGGTATCCGACCGTAATGCTTGCTAGCTTCTTATAAACCGAAAACTTATTCAGCCACCGTTTCGATACACGGAAGGTCACGCTGATCTGAACCACACCTTCTCTTACAACATCCCTCTGCGTGGTTCCTGCCTCTGTCACACCGCCGCTGTCTGCCTCCACATCCGATAAACTCACAGAATAAGAGGCAGGCATCGGGATATTCTCATTGTTAAAAACAAGATACTGCAAATGAGCCATCTTACCTGCCTCCACTTCTTAGATTCATTCTCTGCTGAGCCGTCACCACAATCTCATCGATCATGTCACCGCCGATATAAACCGGTATCACGATATCCCCTGCAGCACCTCCGCCCGCAAGAGCCGTATTCAGTGCTGTATTGATGCCGGAGATCAGATCACCGTTTGATGCAGCCGACCCAGAATAACCTCCCTGAGCTGCCATTACCCTCGGAGTAATGGTCAGATCAGATGTCACTCCGTTCATGGCATTCTCGATCATGCCCCGGCTCTTTTCAATGCCCTTCGCAAGTCCTCCAATAAAGTCCGGCATCCAGCTCTCATAATCCGTAAGCGGTCCTTCATCCGGTACGGAGAAATGCAGGAAACTCCTGATCTTATCCGCAACAGAAGAAACTGCCTCACCGACCTTACCGATCATAGACTTGATACCGTTCACGATACCGCCTATAAAATCAGCGCCCCACTGGAACGCTTGCGATGCCAGGTTCTTCACGAAATTGATTGCCTTATCAAATCCGCCCTTCACCACACCATAAATATTTCCGCAGACATTCTTGATGCCATTCAGCATCGCATTGAAGGCATTGGACACGGCATTCTTTATGGCGTTGGCTGCATTTGATACCGCAGACTTGATATTATTCCAGGCTGTCGTGACTGCATTTTTGATTGCGTTCACAATAGTTGTGATCGTATTCTTGATGCCGTTCCAGACCGTAGTAACCGCAGTTTTGATTGCATTCAGTACCGTAGTTATCGCGGTTTTGATCCCATTCCAAGCCGTAGTCAGGAAGGTGGAAATCGCATTCACCACTGTCGTGATAACCGACTTGATTCCATTCCAGACTGTCGTGAAAAATGTCTTGATCGCATTGAACACCGTAGTCACGGTATTTTTGATCGCATTCCAGGCATTGGTCAGGAACGTGCTGATCGCATTTACCACCGTCGTGAAGATATTCTTGATACCATCCCACAGCCCGGTAAAGAAATCCTTTATCGCATTCCACACCGTTGTTGCAGTGGTCTTTATCGCTTCCCACGCTGCCTGGAAGAATGCTTTCAGTGCTTCCCATACAGCAATGGCAATCTCTTTGATACTCTCCCACAGGTCAATCCAAAACTGCCGGAACTCTTCACAGTTATTCCAGAGATAAATGAAGGCTGCCACCAGCGCAACGATCGCCGCTATGATCAGCACATACGGATTTGCCGCGCATACCGCATTAAATGCAGCAAATACTCCCTTTGCTGCATTGATCACACCTGCCAGCTTCGGAACCAGCGTCATAATAGTACCAACAGCAGAGATCACTTTACCGACTATGATCAGTATCGGTCCAATCGCTGCCGCCACCAGGGCAATCGTGACAATAACCTTCCTGGTTCCCTCATCCATCGAATTAAGCCAGTCCACAAACTTCTGGATCCAGCCGACAATGGTTCGGATCGCAGGCATCAGCAGCTCACCAAAGGAAATTGCCAGCTCTTCCAGCTGTGACTTCAGGATTTGCATCTGACCCGCAAGGTTGTCATTCATGGTCTCGGCCATACTTGCTGCAGAACCATCACAGTTATCAATAGCAGACGAAAGTTTTTCAATATCCGCTTCCCCGGCGTTCATCAGTGCCAGGAATCCGGACATCGCATTTTTGCCAACCAGGCTTTCAGCCGCCTGTGCCTTCTCGGATTCAGTAAGACCTGCAAAAGCTGTCCTGCAATCAGCCAGAATATCCGACAGATCTCTCATGGAACCGTCCGCATTGGTCGTCGCTACCGTAACCTCTCCGATGGAAGACCCGCAGATCTTCACTTCTCCGGAAAGGTTATTCATGATCGTTCTGAGAGAAGTACCTGCCTGAGAACCCTTGATACCAGCATTGGCCATCAGGCCGATCGCTTCTGCCGTATCTTCTGCAGAGAATCCCAAGGCACCAGCAATCGGAGCGCAATACTTGAAGGTCTCACCCATCATGGAGACATTCGTATTGGCATTACTCGATGCCGCCGCAAGGATATCCGCGAAATGCCCGGAGTCCTTCGCCGTAAGTCCAAACGCTGTTAGCGCATCTGTCACGATATCAGAAGTGGTAGCCAGATCTTCACCGGAAGCCGCAGCCAGGTTCATGACACCTTCGATACCGGAAAGCATATCCTCTGTCTTCCAACCGGCCATCGCCATATAGTTCATGGCTTCCGCCGCTTCTGATGCAGAGAACTTTGTCTTCTCACCCATCTCACGGGCTTTATCTCTTAATGCTTCCAAATCCGAACCTGTCGCACCGGATACCGCAGCAACCTTGCTCATGGCAGAATCAAAATCAGCGGCAGTTTTCACCGCCGCCGTGCCAAGCCCAACAACACCTGCCGTCACAGGAAGGAACTTCTTTCCTACGTTTGTGACATTATCTCCGACTGTCTTCAGCTTCTCACCCTTAGCGGCGATTTCCTGAAGAGCCGTTCCAGACTGCTTCGCCTGTTCCTCCAAAGACTTCAGCTTCTGTTCCGTTTCAACGATCTCACGCTGCAGGCCATCATACTGATCCTGCGTAATCGTTCCGTCCTTCAGTGCCTGCTCTGCCTGTTCGGCAGCCGTCTTCAAGGTCTCCAGCTTTTCCTTCGTTTCCTTAACGGCATCCCCCAGGAGTCTGTGCTTCTGAGCAAGCAGTTCCGTGTTCCCCGGATCAAGTTTCAGGAGCTTATCGACATCTTTCAGCTGGCTCTGCGTATTCCTGATCTCTGTATTTACGCCCTTTAAGGCAGTTTGTAGTTTGG